TCACCAATAGGTGATTACATATTTAACCCGCCTTTCGCGGGGGTTGCTGTTGGGGGCAATGCAATGAAAACGATAAAGAAAATTTTTGCTGAGATCGTATTCCTGTTTTACGGCATAACAGCCGGGATTCTGCTTATTGCAGTTCACGAAATTCTTCATGCAAACAAATTCCTTGGCTTCAGTTTTTTGGAAGAAGCATGCTGGAAAGCTCATGTCTGAAACAACACCGGAAGAAATCGAGCAGAAAGACAGAGTGATGCGCGAGTCTCAGTGCGAGCAGCAGCAGATACGCGCCCTTTACACGTACCTGGATACGATTGTCTCCCTGCTGTACGGGCCGCAGGGGCTCCGCCTTGAGAACAGGCAGGAGGACGGACACATCGTATCCGTCGCAATAATGAACGGCACGGGAGTCCGCGAGAAGCAGTCCGTGCGGGGCGACTCGCCCGCGGCGTTCGTGCGTGACGTCATGGATGCGGTATGGAGGGCGTCGGAATAAGACTTGATGCGGCGTGAAAATCGGCATAAAGGAGACTGACATGACAAGACATGAGCAGGTTGCACAGTGTGAAAAAGATGCAAAGGACTACAGTGACGGAGAGTTTGATATGTTCTCCGATGAAATGGGATGGGAAGAGTGGATGGGCGATTATCTGCACTCCGAGGATCAGGTTACCTCAGGCGGGTACAAAATTACATTGGACGAGTACAAGGATATCACGGGCGTACAGGCAGAAGGCTGGAACGAAGCACACCCGAACGACAGGGTAACAGAACCGCATTTAAAAAATAAATTTGAAAACTACATGAAAAGTGAAATGAAGGCGCGCGGACGAAGGTGATCACCCGGATCTGCCGGCCAGGTACCTGAAACAGAATCGCCTTAGAGGAAATTACTGTTTCAGGGTTTGAGACCCGGCACGGAATCAGCCCTTACAACTTGGTTCCGTCCGCGCGCCTTTTTCCATATTACGCCCGCCCGTGAGGAAAGTCAAACGGACGGGGTGCGAGAGCAATGCGCTGCATTGGGGGTGCGGATTGCTTTTTACAGCAGTTCCCCGGTGTGCGGCCCCAATCCGCATCCCGGGTCACTTTGGATTACAGCGGATTCCTCCCGCTTGGTCTCCGCGCTTTGAGCAGGCGCGGAAATATCATTCCTACATTGCTGCGGGGCGTACCGCTCATACGCCCGCGCAGCGCAGACCGCCGTGAGGCGGACGGAAGAGCGGCGGCAAGACCTGTCCGGTTGCGGCTGCTTTTTATCTACTGCAGTTAAAAATGCAGCGGGCGGCATTGCGGACAGGCAGTGCCGCCTTTTTTTTAGGATTATTAATTTTCAAGGAGCGCGTATGTTCATAGGAACGAAGGAAGCCGCGGCGATGCTCGGCTGCACAGTTAAGACCCTGCACAACAAGACGTACCGGCACGAGATACCGTACTACGCGCCGTGCGGCAACAAGAACCTGCGGTTCGACGTTGACGAGCTTGAGAAATACATACGAAAAAGCAGGGTAAGCACATCGGCGGAGCTCGCCGCCGATGCCGACAGAAGGCTGTCCGCAATGAGCGCCGGAAGCGGCGCGAATAAAGGGAAATCCTTGCCCGTACGGGCTGGAAATAATGACGTCCGCCAAACAGAGCGGAGATAACCTATCAGAATCCTGATCCGGCGGGAGGGACACCAATACAAGCGCCCGGGCTCTCCGGCCCCGGCGCACGGCGAAAGTCCAAGCCCCGGTTTTTTATTCGGAGGAAACATGAAAAGCGAGAAGAAGGCTGCCCGCTACGTGACGCTCGCCACAGCGTCAAAGCTCACCGGCTACAGCACGGACCACATCCAGCGCCTCGGAAGAGAGCGCAAGATCAAGCGCATGGCTCCTGTCCCGGCTCTTTACGACATCAGCGGGCTCACCAAAAAAACTGCAAAAGCAAAGAAAACCGTGAAAAAAGCGCCTTCCCGGAAGGCTAAATCCGGGAAATAACCTCCTTCGGAATCTGCCGCCTGCGCAGCATCGCGGGCACAAGGGAACACCGGCATGCGGGTTTTATCTCTCTCCTTATCCCGCCGCGGGTCCGACTCCTGCGGTTCCCATCGCCCTCCGGGGCGGGTTCCCCCGTACGGGGGAGCATATCAGATTCTATGATTTGTTCTTCCGCGCCCGTGCGGAACACGCGGGCAGCATCGAGGCGAGTATGTTCGGATTAATCGTAATGACAAAACGAAAATATTTTGCGGAGCGGAAAAACCTGCAGAACGAGGCCGCCTCGCTGCGCAATGATCTTGCGCTGGCAAGATACAGCGCGGCGCAGGTGCTCTCCGCGCTGCGGAGAAGCAACGAGTCCTGCATGGCCATGAACAGGACAGCAGTGGAAACGCTCGGGCTGCTCAGTAAAATTTCCGTGCCGCCGGGCAGGCACTACAGCGACGAAGACCTTAAAAATTTGGGGGACATGGGATGAAACACTGTTACAAGATGAAGGAGCTTGCGCTCATGGCTGCCGCGACGGCGCTTGCGGCCTGCATACTCGCGCTCACTGCGTCAGTGATTGCCGGGGCTGTCTGATGGCGCAGCGGTGCTGGAAAATGCAGAGCAGCACGCTCGCGATGAGCGCTGTCGTGCGCGAGGTGATTCCGGACGCTCTGTACGACATGAAAACGGAGGACGGCGTTTACTACAGTGTGAAGGAAATCGCGCGCATCGAGCGCGCGGAGATACCGGTTCCGCTAGATGTTCACATTCTGAAAAAAGTTTTCGGCGGTGAGATCGTCAGGGTCGAGCGGCATGAGCCGTGCATCCCGAATTTTATTCTTGAGAAAGCAAAGGAGCTGAAAAAATGAAAGAGATGATGATTCCGTGCGCGAGCGCGCACTATGACGACGACAGGGCGGACGGCGGACAGGGCAACCTGGCGGCGCTCGCTCGCAACATCCTGGAGCACGGGCAGATCAACCCGGTGCACGCAGTGGCGGAGGAAGTGAGCGGCGCCGTGTCTTACCGGGTGATCGCGGGACGGCGGCGTCTCGAGGCTTTCCGCCTGCTCAAGTGGCCGGAGATATGGGCGCGGGTATATGACGCAGGAGAAGTTGAGGACGAGGATGCGCTGAGCCTGTCCGAGAACACGGCGCGCGAGCCGATGAGCCCGCTCGATGAGGGTACTGTATTCAGAAAGATGCTCGACGCTAAGACTCCGGTCGACGAGATAGCATCCGTCTTCTGCCGCACGCGGGCGCAGGTATACCAGCGCTCGAAGCTCGCCGGGCTTATACCGGAGTTCAAGGGGCTCATAAAGTCGAAGGAACTGGACTGCGGGACGGCGGTTATAGCGGGCGAGTTCCCGCAGGAAGTGCAGAAGCAGATTTTCCTGAAGATAAAGAACAGAACCGCAGGGCTTAATTTCATTCTGCCGCAGGCCGTCGCCTCGGTGTGCGGCTGCGCTCTCGGGCGTAAGTACGCGGCGCCTGCAAGATGCGGGCTGTGCACGGAAAGAACGCGGTACAGCGACGAGACCCTGTTTCCCGACATGGCCGTCCCTGAGGACGTATGCCTTGACGCGAAGTGCTTCTACGCGCAGTGGCGTCTCGCTGTGCAGGACCAGTGGAAGAAGTACGCTGCGCCGATTGACGCCAAACAGCGAAATCCGGTGCTTGTAATGCAGTCGGAACTTCCGTCACAGGCCGGTGACGCTCCGGCGAAGGCGGGAGAGACACTGGAATTAGGCGGCATAAAGTACAAGACAGTCGCGGCGGGAAATGTGTCGCAGATCGGACCGGGCAAGGGATACTGCAGCCCGGAGGAAAAGGCTTTCTACAGGCAGAATAAACTGATAATCAAGGGCGTCAGATACTCTCAGGGCTATGAGTGCACTGACGGTGAGTTCGAAAGCGCGGAGATGGTGCTCAAGGCATCGGAGAAGCTGTGGCGCGAGCAGAAAGAATCCGCGGATGCCGGAGAAAGAAAGCAGGAGCTTGACCGCATCTACAGCTCGCTTCCGGACGGCGAGAAGAACAAGGTTGTGTCCGATGAGCTTAAAAACAAAAACTGGGACTGCAAAACCCGTGACATAAAGAACAGATACGGCGAGCGGTGCGGCAGGGAGATCGCCGCATCGTGGTGCCACAGCCGGACGAACCCCGCTTTCTGCGCCGCCGCGATCGCGCGCGCAACGGCCGACCCCGAGCAGCTTGAAAGCTATTTCCCCGGAATAACTGAATTCCGGCAAGAGCATACGGCGCCGGACGATGAGGAATTCATCTACTCGTATCTTATGGATCCGGACAGGGTCAGTTCCCCCGGCTATCCGCAGCTGCTTGAGGAAACGCTCATCATGATCGGGCTGGGGCAGCTCAGTCTTCCGCTCCCGGGAGAAGAACCCGGCGAAGGGGAAGAGCCGGACATTTCCGCCATGCTGTACAGGGATATCCGCGGTGACTGCCTTGAGCATGCACTGGACGAGATCATGGAGGAAGCTGTGCACGACGTGCTGCACCCCTCCGCAGAGGATACCGGGCCGTATGACGACGAGAACAGTGAAGAAGGAAATGACGATGGCACTGATGATGACGGTGTCGAATCCGGTGATGATGAAGACACCGGTGAAGAGTCCGCGCTTGACGTGCTGAAAAAGGAAGGAAAAAGAACCGGAAAAAACTGATATCCGGGAACCCTGTCCTTCCCGGCGCGCAGCACAAGAGAACGCAGACACTGGTAGACCACCACGCACTCGCCGTGTGGATCGGCAGCCGCTCCGTGACCAACAGGGAGATTGCCGAGCGCGCGGGAGTGAGCATGAGGAGCGCCGCTCACGTGATAGACACGCTGTCGGTGCGGTACACGCTGTATGACGTCGTTCCGGGGCTGTACAGGATGCTGAGACCGGTAAAAGAAGAGGATGACTGAAAACGGGAGGAAAGACAATTGAGCGACGGACTATGGTGGCGTAAGATGCCCCGCAACGTGATACGCGACGACAGATGCGAGATGGCGGCATACAGCCTTGAGAAAGAGCTGCGTCCTCTCGTCCCTGCCTTTTACATGGCCGCATACATGATGGCTGACGACGACGGAACTTTCGACTGGGAGGACGGGCGCATTTTTGCGCTGCGGACTTTTTCGGACGTCGAGTCCGCGGACAAAGTGCGGCGCGCGCTGGAGAGCGCGGGCGTGATAATTCCTGTCATTGAAAAATCAACGGTCTACATTATATACAACTGGATAGACGTCGCCGACGGCAGCCAGTACAACGCGCGCCCCGCACAGAGCATGGAGCAGCGCCGCGCCGCGGTTGCGAAGCGCATCGTGGACCGCAACTCGCAGAAAGTTTACGCCCGAAACGTGGCTGACGAGGCGCGGCGTAAGATAACCGACATGAACCGGCGGTCGGCCCAGGCGTCTCATGCGGCGCCTTCCGCGCAGAGGCTGCCTGCCGTTGACCTTGACAGCCTGCGGCAGTCCGGCGCGCCGGAAGATCCCGGAAACGACGGTTCCGTGCCGCCCGCAGGCGGCGATTTTTTTTGCGCCGCGCCGGACGCAAAATGTAGCGACAGCGCGACAATTTCTGTCGAAACGTCGCTACACAGCACAGGACAGGACACGACAGCACAAGACAATACAGAACAGGAGAGGACAGTACAAAACACAACACCGAGATCTGCCGCAGTGGCGGCAGAAGAGCCGTGCGCGACAGCGCCCGGAGAATCGTCCGCAGTGGCGGACGAAGAAATCAAAGAGAAACAGATTACAGAGAGGGCGCATGGTTTTGTCCACGACACTAAAAAACTGGCCGCTGTTGAGGTTTTAAAGGCAAATTTTGAGCAAAAAATGCAGAAAATATGCGGAAATGACGCGAAAAACGCTGAAAAAGACGCGCTTTACGAGCTTGCGGAGCGATTCACGGCGCTTTCAGAGACCAAGAACAGCGCCGGAGTAGTCGCATCTGTGTTCTGCTCGGCGTTCGTCCAGTGGCTTGGCAAGTCGCATCCGGGAGTCGTGCCGATGCCTTCCGTACTGCTCCGCAGCGAGTTCTTCGTGCCGGTGGCAGTCAAGGCGCGGCAGGTGCTGTCTCCCGAGTCGTCGGCCGCCGCATGGGATGCCATGATATACAGTCTTGCTCCGTCCGCAGATGCGCCTGCTTATAACGCCGCAGGCAGAAAGCCTGTAGAATCAAAGCACAGCGCGGGTGCGGAAAGCCTTGCAGAGCAGGCACTTGCAGACGCTGACAACGAACATGACGAGGAGAACAGCAGCTGATGGCGCGTAAAAAAAACAGTGCGGAGGCGGATGCAGAGCCGAAGTGGGACGACGGGCTCAAGCCGAGGGAGCGGGCTTTTCTTGTGTATTACCTGACTGATCCCGACTGCTTCCTGAACGGGCGGAAGGCATACCGCAAGGCATACACCAAGCATGCGTCGGGCGGCGCGCAGACATACTATCCGGCGGACGACGTGTGCGACACAGGAGCATCGAGGCTGTTAAGTTCTGACAAGGTTGCAAGGGGGTATGGTCTTCTGCGCGACGCGATACAGCCGGAGGCGGATCTCGACACGGGGTTCCGACTCATACACGACTGCACGCTGCTCGCGACGTACAATCCGGCGGACATAATCAACGAAAAGGGGCAGCTGCTCAAGCCGCTTGGCGATATGGGCGAGAAGGCGAAGTGCGTGGCGGGAATAACGACGATGTTCGGCAACACGCTCGTGCGGCTCGAAGACCGGAGCAAGTACGCCAAGCTGCTCATGGTCTGGCTGGGCACAGGACGCGGAGACAGGCGCGGCAATCCGGCCGCGAAAGACACAGGGGTTGTCGAGCTTCCGTCGAAGGACGGGAAGGAGTCCGACAGCCCGGCGCAGAAGGCCGAGACATGGAACGCCGAGATGGACAGGCAGGAGCAGACGCAGCTGCAGGACGGAAAGGCTGAATGAAACAGATTCTTCCGCCGCTCCTTGAGTACAGGCTCAGAAGCCACACGATAACTTCCAGGCCGATCAAGTGGACTCCGCTTCCGAAGCAGAGCATAGCGCTTCGGTGTCCCGCGAAGGAGCTTTTTTTTGGAGGGGCGGCGGGCGGCGGCAAGACGGATTTTTTGATAGCGGACTTTCTGCAGGGAGCCGCGAAGTACGGAGACGGCTGGCACGGGATTATCTTCCGGCAGACAACGAACCAGTTCGGGCAGATATACAGGCGGTGCGACGCGATGCTTCCTGAGGGCACGAAGTTCCGGAAGACGTACAAAGGCTGCACGAACGTGTACATCCTTCCCAGCGGAGCGACGCTGCAGATCGCGTACCTGCGCTATGACAGCGACGTGATGAACTACCAGGGCAACGAGTACACGTGGATTGCCTTCGACGAGATGGGCAACTATCCGACGAGCTATCCGTGGGAATTCATGCGGTCGAGGAACAGATCGTCCGCATGCGTCCCGTGCTACATGCGCGGAACCGGAAACCCGGGAGGACCGGGGCAGGGATGGATACGGCGCACTTTCATGCAGGACAAGACGCCGATGCGCATCTACGCGTCCCACATCGTGCTGGAAGGCGGCGCCGAGTACGACATAACATCGTGCTACATACCGAGCAGGCTGAGCGACAACCCCTATCTTAACCGCGACGCGTCATACGCCGCGACTCTTGCGGGGCTTCCGGCTCACCTGCGTGCCGCGATGCTCTACGGCAACTGGACTGACTACGAGGGAAATATGTTTGAGGTGTTCAACGCTGATAAGCACGTCATACGGCCGCATGTGCTTGACTCAAGGTACTGGTTTAAATTCTGCGCGCTTGACTGGGGATGGGGCAAGCCCTATTCGCTGGGCTGGTGGGCGGTCAACGCCGAGGGGCGCATGGAGAAGTACCGCGAGTGGTACGGATGCAAGCCGGCTCCTGAGTATAACACGGGCATCAAGAAAGGCAGCGACGTGCTTGCAGCCGAGGCGTGGGAGAAGGCTGTCACGGAGGGAGTTCGCGACATCGTTGTGGATCCGAAGTGCTACTCGACGGACGACGACCACGAGACGGTGGCGAAGAATTTCGAGAGCGCGGGGTGGCGCGTGCAGCCGGCGAACAACGACCGCATCAACGGGCTTGTGCACTTCAACCAGATGCTTGAGAACACTGACGAGAACGGCATACCCATGCTTACGGTATGGACAGGCTGCACTGAGTTCGTGCGGACTGTTCCTGCTCTTACTCCGGATCCTAATAACCCGGAGGACGTGGATACCAGGCTTGAGGATCATATATACGACGAGAGCCGGTATGCATCTATGAGCGAAATGGCGATCCACCCGGAGTATTACATACGGCAGTTTGAGAATACACAGACAGAGAGAGCGGCCGACTACGACCCGCTCGGAAGATAACGCCGGTTAGTTATACCGACCCGTATAGCTAATGTTAGGCTGACAACTACGGTATAACCGCTTCGCGCTTATACCGACACGTTGCAAAAGGAGCAGTCAATGGCTTTGTTTGATTTGGATTTTGAGTATCAATGCCCGCATTGCGGAGAACATTTTCTAGGGGAGCATGACATTGAAAAAGAGACATGCGTTAAAATTGTTACCTGTGATGAGTGTGGCAAAAAATACAAGTTAACGTCAAAAGCGGTAATCAACATAGAAGTTGATGTCGAGAAAGCCTAACAACTGCTTCAACCTGACGCTTCGCGCAGGTTAAGCAAATGTTAGAACGACAAACAACCGTGTACCGGCCTTCGGCCACTACACGGATAATTTGCGAACAATCCCTTAATCGGGAAAGGAGGAAAACTTGGAAAAATTGGAAACTACTCTTATCGATGTTATCGGTAAAGAGTTGGCGAAAGACCAGAAAGACGTTGCGCTGCTTGATGTTCTTAATCGTCTTCTTGGCACTGTTTCGAACAATCTTCTCGCTAAAAAGTAGGGAGATTTCTAACATTGGTTCGACCTGACTTATGCCTATTCGGGCAACGCAGGTCAAACCAATGTTGTGCGGACGCTTTAGCCGCGTAACAAGTTACGCGGACACGCGCCAAGATTTCGGACAGGAGGTTATCATGAGCTACAGAAAACATACATGCGACGAGTGCGACTTCTACATTTTTATCATTGGTATGTGCAAAAAAAGGGGAATCCCGCGCCATTCGTGCATGGAAGCTGCGTGCTGGCAATTTCGGATCGCTAAAGACTTGAAACTGAAAGCGTCCGAAATCATCCAACGACCGCTTCAACCTGACTTACAGCTACCGCTGTTCGCAGGTTAAGCGAATGTTAGAACAACAACCAACAACAAGTTCAAGCCGATTCGGCTGGTAAGCCTCACAGCTTAACTTAATGTTATGCCGATTGATTTCGAAAGGAGTTTTTATGAAGAAGGTAAAAGCGGAAGCCGCTATTGATTCGATTTTCGATGAACTCGCGGCCGCAGAAAAAAAACATCCGGGATGGCCGGAAGACAAAATACACGCCGTCGCAATCATGGTCGAGGAAGCCGGGGAGTCAATGCAAGCCGCGATCGACTGTACCTATGCCGATGACGACAATGAGCATCTAAAAAAAGAATTAGCTCAAACTGGAGCAATGTGTATTCGGGCGCTCATGCATTTATAGCGCATAACAACTGCTTTAACTTGACTGAAAAAAATATGAAAGGAGAAAGATGAATGAGCGGACTTAACATCGAAATGAAAAGGCTTATCGAGGCACTGTCCAGAAACGACATGTCAGATGCCAAAACCAGAGCCATACAAATTTTATCGGATGACACCGTGAAGGCGGATGAGAATTTTGTCCGCAGCTATCTTGATAACCTGACCGACAAGCACAATCAGCTTCCCGCAGGCATACAGTGCAAACTAATCGGGAGTCTGCCCGAAGATTTTAATGTTGGCCGGTACTATCTTTCGGACCGCGAGAAGGAGACTCTTGATGTTATAGTTAGAATGAATGCGGTGGCAGAAAAGATGGCGGCGATGAAGATACTGTATCCGAACACGATCCTTCTCTACGGTCCAAGCGGTTCCGGCAAGACAGTCTTTGCGCGGTACGCAGCATGGAAGCTTAATCTGCCGTGCTACTACATAAATTTTTCGTCACTTATAGACTCATATATGGGCGGAACCTCGCGGAATCTGGAGTCTGTCTTCGCTTATTTAAGCACAGTAAAGGCAGTCCTGATACTCGACGAGATAGACTGCATAGCTATGCGCCGGTCAGGACATGGATCGACAGGACCTGACGCGGAAATCGAGAGAACGACTATCAGCCTGATGCAGGCGCTGGACAAGTTGCAGAATACAAGCGTTATTATTGCCGCTACAAACCGCAGGGATATTCTTGACGAGGCCGTTCTCCGGCGGTTCACATACCAGCATGAGGTTGTTCCTTTCTCTGACAACGAGAATCTTGCGATGGTCAGAAAATTTCTTGAAGACACAGCGGCAAAAGACTTTTTGTCCGCAGCGGATATTTTAGAAATAATCAGAAGTGAGAAGGTTCAGGGGAGAATCATGCCGGCGGTAATAAGAAAAATCGGAATGAAGATGTTTAATTCAGAACCATGTTCGGCCGGAGATTATCAATGAAGACGATAGACGTTTGCGGGATTCCGTTTGAGGTTAAGGAGATTGAGCCTAACAACAGAGCGGATGATTTTATGGGCAGAGAAGATTCTGTGTCGTGCATCATAACGATCAACGTCAGAATGACGCGAGAAATGAAGCAGAGTACTCTTATCCACGAATGGATTCATTCAATTCTTGATACCATGGGCTTCGGCGAAATTTCCGGCAATGAAAACCTCGTGTCTGTTTTGCAGAACGAGCTGTACAGGGCTGGTTTCAGACTACACAAAAGGAATAAAAAATGAAAAACAAACTGTCTGATCTTAACAATTATTTGTTCGAGGAGCTTGAGCGGCTTATGGACGACGAGGTGTGCAAGGATACGGAGTCGACGCTCCGGGAAATAAACAGAAGCCGCGCGATAACGGACGTCGCGAAGACTATCGTCGGTGCGGGGCACGTGCAGCTTGAGGCAATCAAGACTGCCGGCGAGTGGAACCTCAAGAACAAGCAGATGCCGGACCTGCTCGCAAGCCCGGCTACCGAGAATATTCTTCCGGACACAAAACAATGATGCTTTTTACACCCGAGCAGAAAACTTATTTTATGGGCATTTATAAGCACATGAAAAAGTCCGATGCCGCCGCGGAAATGAACCGCAGGTTCGGCACGTCATTCACGGAACAGCAGATAAAAAATTGGATGAATAATCATTATATCCAAAGCGGAATTGACTGCAGGTTCAAGAAGGGACAGAAACCTTCGAACAAAGGGACGCACCTGTGTGCCCCCGGATGCGAGAAAACGTGGTTTTTGAAAGGCCATAAACCTGCAAACTGCGTACCTGTAGGATCAGAGGCCGTCACGCCTGACGGATACATCAAGGTGAAGGTTGCCGAGCCGAACAGATGGAAACTGAAGCACCGCCTTGTATGGGAGAAAGCCCGCGGGCCAGTGCCGGACGGTTCGTGCGTCATAATGGCGGACGGAAACAGGCGGAACTGCACGCTGTCAAACCTACGCCTGGTATCAAGGGCAGACAATGCCGTGATGAACCACTGCCACCTCCGGACGGTTCGTGCGCAGGAAACCGACACCGCAGTCCTTATGGCGAAGGTGATGCACGCGCAGAACAGCAGAAAAAACGAAATGAAGGGTTCTGCAAAACACATATAACGGATTGACCCGCCGTGATTTATTCTGAGCGCATGAGTGAAGAAAGCGCGCAGAATAAAGAAAGTGAAAGTGAAAAAGTAACGCATATCAAGGAGCGGCTGCAGCATCTCAAGGACCAGAGATCACAGTTCGAGCCGCAGTGGAAGGAGAACGAGAAGTTCGTGTCCACGTCAGTCTATGAATTCCTCGACATTGACAGCGACGAGAAGAAGGAGCTGGCGCAGCGCTTCACGTCGATTCCGGGCAAGTACATGCGGCAGGAAGCGGCAGGAATTGTCGGCTACAGCGCAAGCCGCGCGGTGGCATGGCTGCATCTTGCGGCCGTCGACCCGGATCTCAAGGACAAGCCGGGTGTGCTCAACTGGATGGGCAAATGCCAGGACATACTGGTCGCCGCGCTCAGAAAATCAAACTTTTACAAACAGGTTTATCTCGGAGTAAAGGACGGCGCCGTCTACGGATGGAGCGCGACCTCGTGCGAGTGGGACGCGGACAGAAACCGCCTGCAGTTCAACACCCGGAAGCTCGGAGAGGTATATCTCGACTGCGACGAGGCGGGAGAGGCTGACACGCTGTACCGCGAGTACAAGCTGCGGCTGCGGCAGGCCGCGGAATACTTCGGCATAGAAAACCTTGCGGAGCAGGATCAAAAGGACTATGCGGACGGCACACGGGAGAACCTCGACAAAGAGATAACAATCATCGAGGCCGTCGAAACAAACCCTCACTACAGCGAGGAAGGCGCGAAAACAAACGCCGTCCTCAAGAAGTACGCGCATGTGTACGTGGAGTCTGGGGACAGCCATATCATCAGGACAGACGGGTTCGACGACTTTCCGTACGGATGCCTCGTATGGGAGGAGATTCCGAACAGTCCGTACGGCATAAGCCCGACAGAGGCTGCAATCATCGACATACGCGCGGACAACAAGGTTATGGAGTCCGCGCTCAAGATAGCGCAGAGAAGCGCGACTCCGCCGCTCAACGTTCCGCGCGCCCTCAAGGGCGTGTCTCTCAATCCGGGGGCCGAGAACTACTACGACAAGAGCGACATGAAGATAGACCCGATCAAGACAGGCGACAACTACCAGATCGTGCTCAATATCATGTCCGCGATGGATGAGAAAATCAAATACCACTACGACGTGGACTTCTTCCAGATGCTCGCGATGGCAACCGGCAGCATGACGGCGACGGAAGTTACCGAGAGACAGGGCGAGAAAGCGACCGTGCTCGGACCGCTCATTGAGAACGTCAACTCCTACCTCGAGAAGCTCGTGATGCGCGCGTACAACCTGCTGGCGGACAACGGCAAGCTGCCGGAGGTGCCGGGCGACATGAAGGGAATGGACGTGCACCAGCTCGGACTGCAGATTGAATTCACCGGCACGCTCGCTCAGGCGCAGAAAAAATACTACCAGTCAGGCGGCATCAGCAACGCGATGGGCATGATCATTCCGCTTGCACAGGTACAGCAGAACATCACTGACAATATTGACTTTGACGCTCTGGCCCGCAGCGTTCTTACGAGCAACAATCTGCCTGCTGATTGCATACGTGACAAGGACAAGGTTGAGACGATCCGGAAGGCGCGCGAGGCGCAGGCGGCACAGATGCAGAAGCAGGCGCAGAGCCAGCAGATGGTGCAGAGTCTCATGCAGAACTCGGACAAGCTCAATAAGCCGGTCGACAACGCAAGCATTCTCGGTCAGGTCAACACACAGCTGGCGGGAGCATACAGCAGATGAGCATTTTCAAACCAAAAAAAATAAAGACACCCCGCGTCGAGGAGACAGGCGCGGAAGCATACGCAGGCGAGGAGGAGATCAAGCAGTATCTCGCGTCGGAGAGCGTCGAACAGGAGGACAAGAAGGAATACATGCGCCTTCTTTTCCGGAGAACGTTCTCAACCGCGGCAGGACGCGTGGCTCTGAACCAGATAATGTGCGATCTGCAGCTTAATAACAAGGTAGAACCGGACGACGTGCAGGCGAACACACTGCAGGCGTACGCAAAATATTTTATTGCGGAGTACATGGGATGCGAGCTGCCGGCACTGACCGACTGGATCGTGGACAATGCGCTCTCGCAGAAGGAAGGCAAATGATGCAACAGTTTATCGGCGTGAAGATGGTCAACGCTGAACCGATGACGCGGAAAGCGTACAACGATTTCCGCGGATGGCAGTTACCCGCTGGCGAGAACGGAGACGACGAGGGTTTTCTCGTCGAATACCAGGACAAACAGACTCCCAATACGAAGGAGTACGAAGGCTATGTGTCATGGTGCCCTAAAGACGTTTTCGAGCTGCATAACAGACCTGCGGACGGAATGAATTTCGGCCATGCTCTTGAGGCTCTCAAAGCCGGAAAGAAAATTGCGCGCAAGGGATGGAACGGAAAAGACCAGTATCTGTTTCTTGCCACAGACGCAGAATTTCATACGGATGCTGATATCGGTTCCCTGCAGGATAAGGAAATCACTGTATGTAATTTTATCTGCATTAAAACGACCAGAAACCAGATTCAGTGCGGCTGGCTGGCCTCACAGTCTGACATGCTCTCTGACGACTGGATTGTCGCAGAGTAATTAATAATTTTGGAGGCACATGATGGAAGGCCAGACAACTGACAACCAGACATCACAGGGACTGACGACATCACAGACGGGCACCACCGGTGCGGAGCCCGCCGCTGATTCACTCTCAGGAGCACTGGACAGCGTTCTTTCAGGCGGTACAAAAACCGCCCTCGAAGGCCGCGCGGACAAATCCGCGGAAACCGACAAGGGGACGGGAAAGACCAAGACCGAAGAAAAAACAGATAAAAAGGATGAGCCGGTAAAGCTCGAGGCATGGGGGGATCAGCTGTCTGACGAGATCAAGAATGATCCTGCATGCGTGAAAAGTCTTTCCAAGTTCAAGAAGGTTTCCGACCTTGCGAAGTCTTACACCGAGCTCGAGGCGAAGCTGGGATCCGCGGTAACAATACCCGGAGACAGCGCCTCGGACGAGGAGAAGGCTGCGTTCATGAGGAAACTCGGCATGCCGGAGACAGCGGACGGCTATAAATGCACTTCGAACCTGGAAGGGGACGGGAAGTCATTCATAAACGGAATGCTGTATGACGTGGGCATGACGGAAAAACAGGCTGAGAAGTTCGTGTCTTCTTTCCAGAAGATCAACGAAATCAACATGAGAATGCTCGCCGCAAACAGGAAGGAGATGATCCAAAAAACAGAGGGCGAGCTGAAGAAGGAATACGGGAATGACTTCAAGGCGAACATGGGCTACTACCAGAAAGGGCTCTCGTCCGCAGGCAAGGACGTTGTTGCGGCTCTTGACCGCGCAGGCGTCTCTATGGACAAGGCGGTCGTCGACTACTTTGTCCGCGCCGGTAAGTATGCGTCCGAGGGAAAATCGCCTGCCAAGACAGACGGAACTCCTTCGCAGCGCAAGTCAATCGCCGAGGGCGGCACATTCTCGTACAACTCTTGATATTATTTTTTTTAGCAGGAGATATTTATGGCAACATTAAGCCAGAGCGACCAGCTCACATACGCGGAGCTCGCCAAACGGTATCCAGAGAACGTTCAGAATATTGTTGAGTGCGAACTTGAGACAAACGAAATGCTCACGGATCTTCCGGTCCGCGAGGCGAACAACGGAGACACCGACGACGGCGTATACCGCGAGTCTGCGACCGCAGGCGAGGCTGTTCTTCCGGGAGAAGGCGTTGTCGCTGAGACGACAAAGACCGAGAACCGCAAGGACAACACCTGCATCGTCAAGGCCTACAGCGAGGTTGACGAGGACAAAGTGAACCGTTCGTCCGAGCCGAACAAAGTCCGTACGGACGAAGCCCGCGGAATCATCAACGGCATGGGAATCACGCAGCAGCACATTCTTGTGTACGGCGACAGATCCGCTAATCCGCGCGTCGTCAACGGCGTCGCTACGCGCCGTCCAAAAATCGAGGCTGCCGGGCATCTGTGCATCGCCGCCGGAGGCACTGGCAGCAAGTGCACGTCGGTATATCTGTCCGCAAACGGGCTGCAGTTCAATCATCTTATTTATCCGAAAGGATCAAGCTCCATCGGCATCACGCGAGAGGATCTCGGCAAGCAGAAGGTATCCTACACGGACGGTGACGGCAAGATCCGCAACAAGGTTGTGTACAGCGAGATGTTCGAGACTGCGTTCGGGCTTGTCGTCGAGCAGAAGCGGGGACTCATCCGTCTTGCAAACATCACGGACAGCGTGACCGACGATGACCTCATTGAGCTCATCTTCCTGGCTCGCTCGTACATGCCGAAAGGAGCCGGAAGCTACTCGCTGTTTGGAAACAACTACATCAAGTACCGCATCAACCGGGCTGCGCGCTCCCGCCAGCAGATCAACACCACATGGTCTGATCCGTGGGGCAAAATCATCACGGCTGTCGGCGACCTGCGCGTAAGACAGGTAGATGAAATCCTTTCAACTGAAGAAGCAATCGCGTAACGACGCGAAGGAGCAAGAAAATGAAAATGACGTATGACGCGCTGAACAGCTTTGGTGCCGTCTCTCTCGTAACAAGCCCGTACACGGGCGCAAACATTCTCGCGCACGACGGTGATGTTCTCGAAAACTACAAGGTAGATCTTTTTGCGCGCACCGACGCGGCAGGCGGCACAAGCGCCGTGTTCAAGTTGCAGGGCAGCGCGGACGGATCATCGTGGACTGACCTTGCGGCAACCGGCAGCATCGCGCTTGCAAGCCTCAAGGCCGCTGACGGCAAGAGATGCGCGTCAATCACCATACCGGAGACGGCTGAGGATTACAAGCAGTTCCGCATTCTGGTTGTTCCCACGGGAACATTCACAGCAGGAACATTCGAAGCGCTGCTCAACACAGCGATAGGAGTGTGATGCATGGCGGGCAGGACATACAAGTGCGTCCGCGCGTGCACGTTCGGCGGCCGCTACTACGGCGAGGGCGACAAGCTCACGACTGACGCGCAGGTGCCGGAATATTTCGCGGCCGCCGCTGATGACGCCGCAAAGAAAAAGGCTGAGGAAGAGGCTGCAAAGAAAGCCGCCGATGACGCCGCAAAGAAAAACAAATAGTTCGGATGCCGGGGCGCTCGCCCCGGCATTTTGGCGCAGCAGGAGGACAATCCGTGAACATTGACAGGAACATAGCGAGCCGCGCTCTCGCACGATGCGGGCAGGAAAGAATGAGCACGGCGGAATGGAACCAGGGAAGCTCAAGCGCAAGAGTCCGCTCTGTTACGGATTTCTATCTTTCAACCATTAAGGAAGCTCTCGACGACGTGGACTGGACGTTCGCCAAGAAAAGAGCCGCGCTTGCACGGGATACGGAGTCGGAGAACCTTACAGACTACGGATGCTGCTACACGCTTCCGGAAGACTGCCAGCGGCCTGTCGCGCTCCGCGACGGATCCGCATGGATACAGGAAGGCGGCAGGCTCTACACGGACGGAGAGGATGCAATCCTAATATATATTACCAACGGAAAACTGACAGCCGCGGAGCTTCTCGCGAAGACGTCCGCGGCAGGATATACGGCCGAGGACATACCGGAATACGACATGCCGTCCTTCGAGGACGCTTTCGCGCAGTACATCGAGGTATGCCTTGCGGCAAAAATCGCATACAAAGACACAGGAAAGAACAGCGTGTTCCTCAGGCTGTACCAGGAGTCCGAGGACAGAAGAACACGCGCGGTGGCCGCCACAAGAAACCAGGGAGTCAGCGCGGTGACCGGAGAGGAATACTGGACTGAATCTGTGATGACGGGGGGTGTCTGATGCTTTTCACCAATTTTGCAAGCGGCGAGCTGTCGCGCACTCTGTTCGGACGAACCGACATACAGCAGTATTTTCAGGGAGCGTCGAAGCTGCAGAATTTCGACGTCATACCGACAGGCGGAATAAGGCGCCGCAGCGGCACAAAATTTGTCGCGCAGCTTCCGGCAGCATGCAGGCTCATACCGTTCGGCGTGAACTCGTCGCTGTCATGGATGTTCGTCATCGGCAGCGGGTTCTGCAACATCTACCGCAACGAGACGCTTTTTAAGCTTGCATCCACCGGCGCGCCCGCGGACTTCGGGTCTTTTTTCACGGACGCGGAGACAGGCGCGTATCTTTCGCTTGCGGAAATAAGAGAGATGCAGTACGCGCAGGCATACAACAAGATAATATTCGTGCACCGCAGGATGAAGCCGGTGTGCGTCGAGTTCACCGGAGACAACTCGCTGACGTGCTCTCAGATGAGCTTCACGTTCGTGCCGTCGTATTCGGTAACAGACATATACGGTGTGCTTGACGCCTCAACTTTCAAATTCAAAAGCGGCGTCGGAAACGACGGAACGGACAGCGCGCTTGGCGATATAACGGCGGACACAACGACTTTCCGTACGACAGGAAACCTTCCGGGCTGCATCACGTTCTGGCAGGGGCGCATGTGGCTCGCGTCGACAGAGAACAATCCGCAGGGCGTGTGGGCGTCAAGCGCAGAGCTCCGGTACGACGCGGAAACCGGGAAATATGCTGACAACTACAGCTCTTTCTCGCCTGAGACCGTCTACATTACCGTCTCCAAGCAGTACAAGACTCAGGATCTGCACGTGTTCACCGCTGACGTCACTGTCTCCAAGACAGTCTATTCGGACAACGGCGACAGCGCGACCATTGAGAACGGAACATCGACAACGACGTCGGAGACGGTAACTCCTGCGAACGGCGGATACATACTCACAGGACTCTCGCAGGATATGTCCGCGTCGCTGCTGTCAGGAAAAACTCTGTCTGACTATTACATAACGGGAGACAACATACCGGTCGGAACAAAGGCGGTTGAATTCCATACCGTGACCGAGGCTGAGAAGGCAGGCACGGACGTCTCGTATCTTGCGGGCAAATTTAAGGAAGTGTTCGCAATGGACAGCATCAAGGCGGGCGACCTGTGCCTTGTCATGGACCATGCTGCGGGCGCGACTGTAAGCCGCGGAGAGATGAGCATGCAGCTTTGGAAGGACGCGGGCAACGCTTCCGCTGACGACCTCGAGTACACGATGGCCGTTGACGAGCAGACGGGCGCCTCAAGCGCCATATCATTCCAGCCGGCAAGCGACCGGAACGACCCGGTGCAGTGGATGTGCGGCAAGACCGCGCTCATCATCGGATGCGAGAGCACGGAGTTCGTGCTCGACGCGGGCGCGACCGCTGTGAGCCTGAGCCTGCACGCGAACAGCAGGCACGGATCGGGAGACCTGCAGGCGACTATGGTCGGCGGCGCAGTCATTTTCTTCCAGGAAGGGTGCCGCAGCGTGCAGGAATACTACTACAACTCTGACGAGGAGGCCTTCCGGGCTAACAACATTGCCATGCTCTCGCCCGAGATGCTGTCCGAGTCGTCTGTTCTTGATTTCGACTACACGAACTGCCCGTACTCGCGGATCATAGCGACACGGACTGACGGATCGGCCGCCGTCATGCTGTACGAGAAGGAGAACGGAGTCATGGCATGGTCGCGGACGGCGCTGGGCAGCGGAAGCATCAGAAGCTGCGCTGTCGTCAATGACGGAAGCGGGAACGACCTTGTTTATTTCGCTGTTGACGACGGCGCAGGGCATACATACCTCGAGAAGCTTGATCCGGACGGAACGGTCTATCTTGACCGGTGGAGCGTATACGATGCGGCTGCCACGTCCGCATACGCCGCAGGAAACGCGGTGCTTTTCAACGCAACGCAGGGCACGCAGTGCCTGCTCTCCGCGCTCGCGGAGGGATTCATCGCGCCAGGGGACACCGTGTACATCGGCTATGCGTACGCCAGCGTGATGGCAAGCATGCCTGTCGTGACAAACGAGGCGAACGCCAAGAAAAGAATATCCATGCTTGATATACGCCTGATCGATTCGTATGCGCCGACGCTTTACGCGGCCGCCGACGGCGGAACTCCTGAGGTTGTTCCGCTTGAGCAGGTGCCGTACTCAGGTGTCTATCAGTCGGCGTTCCCGGGAAACAGCGCGTGCGACGCATTTTTCCGTATTGAGATGATTGAGCCGCGGCCGCTCACGGTGCTGGCAGTTAACGCCGAGCTGAGCGAGTAAGGAAGGAGCTTTTATGGCAACAGCAGCGATTGTCGGTCTTATAGTAGGCATAGCCATGAGTGTCGCGGGAAGCGTCGCTTCGGTGTACGACACCTATCAGAACGGGCTGAAGGAAAGAAATGATCTGCGGCAGCAGCAGAAGGCAAGCGATGCCGCGGCTGAGCGGCAGTGGGATACGGACCAGCTCGAGTTCTCAACCGGAAAGGCTGACGCGGCCAAATCCGCCGATGAAACAGACGCGCAGACGGGCGTGGCGGAGACAAGCCTTGAGTCGTCATACAATACGGCTCTCTCGGATCTCGGGCTGGGCATGCAGAGCCAGGCGGAGCAGAACAGGGCGTCGCACAGATCGGACGGGCTGTCAGAGTCGGCCGACGAGGCGGCTGTGACAGCAAGCGGAGTCAGGGCCGGAGGAAGCAACACCCAGGCGGCCGCGCAGAACGCTGAGTACACTAACGGTGCTCTTGAGCGTTCGATGAAAATCCAGGATGCCACGAACCAGAACAGCCTCGAAAAAAGCTACCTGTCATTTCTCGGCAGCCAGAGTACGCTTCAGTCCGCGCGCACAAACGCCTACGATCTCAGATCGTCATATGAGGCAGGCGGAACGAAGCGGCTGCTGTACCTGAACGACCTCTATAACGTGGCGAACGCCAAGTACTGGTCTGATAAATCATACGAGCATGCTATAGATGATGCTACCCCGAACGGGTGGGACTACGTGTCATCATGGTTCGGCGGCGGAAATCTGGGCGCCCAGACAGGATATTCGTTCTACCAGTACTACAGCCAGCTGAGCGGCGCGTCCGCAACGTCGTCCGCTTCGGCATAAAAATAACGCAAAGGAGCATACATATGCAGCACACAGGAGCTTCAGGGGCATTCGCCGCTGTTTCAGGTTTTTCGGACACCATGCTCGGCATCATGTCCGACCAGAAAAAAAAAGAGGCGGCTGTGAAGCTGCAGCGCGAGGAAGTGCTGCAGAAGACAGAGTTCGCCAAGTATCTTTCGGACATCCAGCAGGGCGCGACGGGCAAGACGCCGGAGGAATGGGGCACGGAATGGGAAGCGCAGTACCAGAATATGCGCGACGGAGCCGTCATGCGCGGAAACAACCGGTATGAGCAGGACCAGATCGCGCAGATGTACGACAACGCGCAGACAGGACAGCAGGAGGCTATCCGCGAGGCCCGGGTCTACCACCAGCAGAAGACTCTCGCGCAGGACACCGACGACACGACCCAGATGATACGGCAGATGCCCGCCAACGAGATACGGCTGCAGGAAATAGCGAAGACAGGGCTCGCCGCCCAGCAGAGCCAGGGGTGGGACTCTGCGCGGCTTGACCAGTACTACAACGAGGAAAGCGCCAAGTGGACAGAGGACCGTTACAGGCAGTACGCCGACTCGCGTCTGCTGTCCGGAGGGGCAAAGACAGAGGACGAGCTCAAGAATGAACTGAAGAACCTGCCTGACACATACCTGCAGACGCAGGACGCCTCCGGCCACGTCATGAGGATAGGCGCCGCGGGCATGAACAAAAAGGAGCAGATAGAGGCTGCCAAGGAGTACGCGCACAACAAGACGTACGAGCTGCAGCAGAAGAACTACGGCACCGAGGACAACACCGTAAGCGGAATAGAAGAGGCGTGGATGCACGACTCCAACCCGATGAGAAGCAGCGAGGCGCGGCTTTTTTTTCCGTCTTCAATAAACAAAGAGATTGCGAACATACAGAGTTACCGGAGCATATCGCTCAACGACCAGCAGAAGAACTCTCTCATCAAGCGGCTTGAGGAAATCCGGGACAAGGCTTCCGGAGGAGACCCGTCGTCCAAAGCTGAGAAGATAGCGGACTACTTCGCGAACGCGGGCGTAAACGGAACGGACAACCAGTACGCGCGCGGCATGAAGAATCCGCTCGACGCCCAGACAGGGCTCAAGCAGTATCTGCAGACGAACCTGTACAGCTCGGACGAGGAGTTCAATTTCGAGTGGCCGAAGATACAGGAATACTACGTCGGCAAAGTTGAGGACTACCTTGCGAAAATTCCTGTCTATGCCGAGGCTGCCAGCGCCATTAAGTCGCTCAAAAACGAGTCCGTCCCGAAAGCGTATAAAGACAACGCGCAGGGCTACAAGGACAAGAAGACGGAATGGCTCACGCAGCTTTTCTCCGAGACGAACATTTCAGCTCTGGCCAATGATCCCGCGGCAATGAAGGCATTCACAGAAAGAATCAAAAATTTTGACTCTCTCATGACCGGAAAGGAGCTCGGGGACATTCTTGCCGGCGCGGCGAAGCTCAACAGCAGCTCAGGCGCGTTCTACCGCGCTGCGGCCGCCATGCAGAATCCGGACATGATGTGGACGGACATGAGAGGCAGCACGAATCTTTCCGTTCCGCTCACGGCCAGCGGAAAAGCGGCGGAGGCAATCAGCTATGTCAACCGCATGGGAGGACTTGCGGTGCAGCAGTATCTCGGCATACCGGAGGAAGAGGCAGGCAGCAGAATCTCCGGTCAGCGCGAGACGACCGAGGCTGGGAACGACGTTGACGCGGCGGACATCATCACCGTCGACGGCGGAACTGACAGGCAGCGGCAGTTCAAGATAAGCGCGGTTAAAAAAGACAAGAAGGTCCACCTCATGGAGAAGACCGGCAGCGGCTGGACTGATACCGGGGCAACCGTTGATGGCGAAGAAAGTATGAAAAAGAACAAGGCGAAGGCCGACGAGCAGGCGGCAAAGCGCGCGGCGGACGAAGCCCGTGACAGGGAATGGAAGGCGCTTGTCCAGAATCCGCACGATCCGGAGGGGAAACTGTCCGATACGGACTGGCAGAGAATGAGGCCTGCAGAGAAGGAGATGCGCGCGAAGCTGTATCTCGATCATAAAAAACAGCCTATGTACAACAGAGGATTAAAATAATGGATGCATTCAACGATATAGCAAAAATTAATAATGACAGCAGCAGCGGGACTGAAGGCAGCGCTCAGACGCTGCAGGAAGTCCGTCCGCTGCAGTTCACCGGAGCGGCATCCGCGCCGCAGGAACAGCCGGAATACCAGGCTGAGCAGCCTCAGAATCCCGCTGCGCAGTCGCCGCTCAGTCCTACCTCAAGCGAGAGCGGCGAGAAACCTTACTTCGAGAGCGACGCATACGCCGCCTTGCATAAGAAGAAGCCGCAGGGCTTAAATCCTTCCTCCGCGGCTCCTGCGCCTGCAGGCGGTGACAAACCGCAGCCTGCGCAGGGCGGCACGTTCTGGGAAAAGCAGCAGGCGGAGGCGGAGAAGATCAAGGCGGACGGCCAGGCGCGCCGCGATGAGTACGGGCTTGACCTGTCAGGCGAGGAAGCTGAGGTTGTCACCGACTACATGAGACGCTGCGCGGGAGAAACGGACGACATGGAGGCTGCGAAGGCAGGCGGATACCGCGCGGCGGCGGCCCTCGCATACTCGCGCATGCTCGGGGTCGACCCGCAGACTGCGTTCGGGAATGTGGAGAAGTACAACCGTGCGATGTTCGGCGACAACGGGGACAACCCGAAAACTTGGTACAAGGGAGTCACCGACGCGCTCGTGATATCGAGGAACACCACGAAGCTCAACGGACTCGGAGAGCGGCTATCACAGGCTGAGCGCAACGGAAACACCGACGAGGCAGCCGCTGTATGGAAGCAGATAGATGCCGTCGAGGCGCAGAACGCGGTTCTTGCCGACAGCATGCCGCGGAACCTTGCCGTCCGCGCGCTTGAGGCGGGGAACCAGTCCCTGCTCTACACGCTTATAGGAAGCGCGTCAGGCATTGCCGGAGGCGCCGCAGGGTCTCTTGTGGGAGCTCCGCAGGCAGGCGCCGCGCTCGGAAATTTTGTATCCTCGTACGCGCTCACGCGCGGAAGCGAGTACATCGACATGAGGCGCGCCGGGATGAGCAGGGATACAGCCGGTGTAATGAGCAACGTGAGCGGCGCGCTGCAGGCAGTTGTCGAGACAGGCCTCGGCACCGTGTCGGAATGGACAGGACAGACGCTCAAGCATGCGCTCGGTGACGCGGCCGGCAAGTCGCTCGGACAGGCTGCCCGAGACCGGATATTCAAGGCTCTCAAGGATTCCGCGCTTGTGCAGAGGATATCAGAGAAGACCGCTCAGAACATGCTGTTCAAGGGCGCGGGATTCCGCACCGCTGCGGCTTCGGCAGGAAAGTTCATCACCGACTCGTTCCTTGACTGGAACGAGGAAGGCGCCGAGGAATTCCTGCAGTCGATCATATCGGACGGATCGTACTACGCGGCGAAGAATCTTACCGGAGAGGACATCGAAGTGCCGGAGGACGTGCTTAAGCGCGCGTTCGAGCAGTACAAGGGCGGCGTGCTCGGAGCAATCGGACTCGGCGCCGTAAGCCAGGGGCTCAGGATATCCAACGATCTCAAGTCGATACAGAAGCTGCGGAAGAACGCGGAGGAGAACTACAGCGAGGAGGACTATGTCAAAACCAACATGGACAATCCGGCGCTTGCAGGCATAAAGGAGAGCGAGCGGCCCCAGACGCTCAGGGACGCATGGAAGAACGCGGAGAGCGCCCGCGGGAGAAGCGCCGCCTCGCGCGAGGCGGACATCGCGGAGAGCCGCGATCTTGAGGAAGGCGCCGAGGCTTCTCCGGCCGACGAGACGGGAGACCGCGTTGCGAAGGGCACTGAGTACCGTGATGAAAACGGCAGCCTGCACACCGAGCTTGACCAGTCGGTGTCAGGAGACGGGGACGAATCGGTGAGCGGCCGGTTCCTCGCAGGAGACCCGACGCGCGCGCACTCGCTCGAGGAAGGCGGAAACCGTTACGGATACATCGATTTTACCGACGACGGAAAGAATGTCACCATTAACAGCTTCCGCATGACTCCGGGACGCGGGAACATCGCGGAGGAGTTCTTCCAGGACTTTGCGGCGGACCACGCCGGAGAGAACATCGCGTGGGATCCGCAGCAGGAGACGAATATCGCGCTCAAGAAGAGCATCACGGAGCACAACCCGCAGGGAAAGTCTGCGGGGCTGAATTATTTTACCGACGCGTCATCGGCCGAGGACACAAGAACCCGCATACGGCTTGCGTCCGATTTTGAGCGCTGGATGCCGAAGCTCGACGCCAAGCAGCGCGCCGCCGCCGTAGCGCTCACTGCCGCGGCAGCGAACAAGAAAGGAATGAGCGTCACGGATTACGTCGGCAGCGTGTTCCAGGGCGGCCGCATGTTCACGGACACGAAGACCGCGGAGCAGAGCGCGCAGGAAGAAACTCTTGCCCGGCAGGGAAAATATACCCTCGGAGCCGCGCAGTTCGGCCGCGACAGCAAGGCCGCGATCTACGTGACGGAGCACTCTGATTTCAACACGTTCGCCCATGAGATGGGCCATATTTTCATGCACAACATGGACGAGGAAGAGCTTGCTCAGGCATCCGAGGCGCTGGGCGGCTCGGAATGGGACACGGAGGCACAGGAGAAATTCGCCGACGGATTCGTGGACTACTTGCGTACCGGCAAGGCGCCGAGCGAAGGGCTGAAGGAGCTGTTCCGCCGCGCGGCCGAGTACATTGCTGGCGTCATGCGCGGATTCCAGGGACACGTCGACATCAACCCGCAGCTCAAGGCGGTGTACGACAGCCTGCTTGCGGACGACGGGACAGGTCTTGCGCAGGCAGAGCGCGCCGTTCAGGCAGCGCAGAAGCGGAAAGGAAGCAGGGAATCGTTTAATGAGGAGAACAAGGCGCGGACAGCGCAGGAGGATACAGTCAATGATGATGGAAGAAAACAAGGAACCGGGAAGAGTGCAGAGACAGGGCATGGCGAAGGCGCGGGAAAAGAAAAGCCTGGAGACGCTGGAAGAGAAGCTGGCGGAAGCAAGGCTGGATATACTGAATCAGGATCTGCGCAACAGGAATTTGATTCAGGAGATGAAGCGGACAGAGTAATCGGCGACCCGCATGCGACGGCCGCAGAAAAAACGGCGGCCGCTATGGATGCTGCGGAACACAAAAGAGCTGATATCTATTTAAATAACGATTATGACAAAGCTGTCACACTGTCGGGAAGCAATGCTTTTGTTATTAATAAAAATGATTATACTGAATTGCCAATTGAACAATTAAGGATGAAAGCAAAATCTGTTTATTCATCTCTTAACCCGGTTGCAACCAGAGATGGAAAAGTAATTGTGTTTTCCAGAAGAGGATTCAAAGAGGTAAAAAATCACAGTAGCAAACGCATACTTCTTGAGGTAATTCCTCAATTAAGAGAACTCGTAAGCAATGCATTGTTTTTGTTTGACGAGAATCCAACTCATTATACAGCTGCTGATACTAAGAAGTTTTTTAATTATGGAATTAAAATAACCAAAGACGGAAATGAAAGCATTCTCAGAATACTTATAAGAGAAGGAAACGATGGAACTTTCTATTATGATATGCAGAACACAGATATCGCTGACATAAGAAAAGGCCTGAATGATTCTTACGTCGGCGGTACAAACACTGGTAGCGAATCAACAAGCCTTTCTAAAGATAAAATATACCAGTGGCTCAAATCTGTCAAGCTTTTTCATCCTGAACTTCTTTTCCAGATTGTCGGCCGCGCAGGTGCGGAGACTCTCGACCGCGCGGAGGATAAGACGGTCCGCATCGACAGTCTTGTTACTGCGGAAGAAATGGAGGAATCAGGAAAAGATGCAAAGTCTGTAAGGCTTGCAACTGGGTGGGAGCGCGGTGCCGACGGAAAATTGCGGTACGAAATACCGGACTTAGAAATAAGGAAAGACGCTTCTCCTGCATCAAAAACAGCAGAGATTTTCGGAGAGAAGCAGAGCTACCGCTCAATTAAAGTTAAAGATCTTGTCGATGATAAAGGGGGTCTTCTCAAGGCGTATCCGCAGATCGCGGACTACGATGTTATCCTGCAGACAACAGACGGTGACACGCACGGAGAGTTTGATGCCAGTGACAAGACAATCATAATGGACGAAAGCCTTTTCCGCAGCATCTCTCCCGCATATGAACAGTCCGAAAAACAGATTGAAGAGACTGATGAATGGAAGAAATGGACTGCGGCCTACAATGACGAAAGCGGCACCGAGGAAGAACAGGAAAAACGCATAGATAGTGCTGACCGTACTTTTTACGCAACAGATGCAGGGAAAGAATACATAAAACTTAACAGCCGAAGCACGCAGAGAACTGTTTTCTCTCCAACACCGGAAGCCAGAAGCGTGCTTATCCATGAGCTGCAGCATGCAGTCCAGCATATAGAGGGATTTGCGAAAGGCGGAACTCCTGCTGTTGAAAAACTTGGCGACGAATACGGGCATGAGGAAAGACTCAAGCAGTACAGAAACCTTTCCGGAGAGGTTGAGGCGCGCAACACGCAGAACCGCATACATATGAGCCATGAAGAGCGCGTCCGCCGCCTGCTGGCTGAGACAGAGGATACAGAGCGAGAAAGACAAACAATTCTCTTCCAGACAGAAGATGAGCTCATGCGTGACGCCGCATCGTTCGGCAGCTGGCAGGAATGGAAGGACTACCTTAACACGATGTTTGACGGAAGCGCGGACAGCATAGTTCCGGAAGCCGCGGACGACGCATGGTACGAGACCGCATGGAGCAAGGCGCGGAAAATAGAAGAGCAGAAAACATACAGCGACGGGAACGCCGAGAAAGGAACGGCGGCGGAGAAACCGCAGGCCGCGGCGGACGCCGACGGGACAGACCGGCAGTGGTACGCGATGATGCAGGAGCCGGGAAAGCTTGACGAATTCCTCAAGCTCGCGGGCAACATCATGTTCGGAAGCCTGCGGCAGCCGCAGGACGCGGACGAGGCGGCAGAGATGCAGAGCCGGCAGGCGCTCAAGGAGAGAGGCTTCACGGAGCTCAAGCACGGCACTTGGCAGACGTCGCTGTACAAGGCGTACAGGAACCAGAACGAGAGCGATACCGGCATAACAGACCGGCAGCGCAAGACTCTTATGACGCTCATGAACAGGGCGAAGCGCGACTACCGCGCGCTGTATGCCGACATAACGGGCAGTAACGAGTGGAAAGTTGCACAAAATGATACATCTTCACACAGGCTCGCGGTGCGCATAGCAAGCCCGGAAGAGGAGGTGGAGGCGCTCACGCCTGAGCAGCGCCGCGCAGTGGCGGACAGGCTCGACTTCGAGGACCTGAAGAAAGAGCTCAGGAGCGGCAAGATGCAGATGAGCATGGACAATCTCTCCAGGCTCACGGAGGGCTATGACCTCGAGATTGCGGGGCTGCAGAAGCATTATGACGACCTGATGAGCGAGAAGACGGACAGCGAGGCGCAGCTTTTGAAACGGAACGCGGCTCTTGAGAAGGCCAAGGAGGACATCACCGCCGCGCAGAAGGCAAGAAGCCAGCTCGAGGGTGTCCGCGACATAAAGCTGCGTCTGATTAAGAACGTCATGCATAAAGTCGACTTCAAGAGTGTTGACTATACGGCAGGAAGAAAAATCATCGCTGTCCAGTCGCTGTTCAGCCCTGTGCTGCGCTCAATGGTGAACAGATTCATCGACATAGAGGGGCCGTACCTGCGCGAGGCGTACAGCAGGTACCGCACTGACTTTGATTACAGAGAAAAGCTCAAGACGATAGCAGAAGCAGCGCGTAGCCGCAACCTCAGGCGCGTGCTCGAGATATTCGACACGAAGCAGTACGACAAGTGGACGGACGAGGAGAAGAGCCTTGCCGCCCGCTCGCTGCCGCGCACGGACTGGATAGAGCAGCTTAACCTTGACAAGCTCGAGAAGGACCGGGAGGGAAGCCTTCAGCTTGACCTCCAGAGCGAGGAGGTGCAGAGACTGCTTAAGGACACGCTGCCCGCCGACCAGCTTGCGCTTCTTACGCGCAAGAACCTGAAGCTGTGGACGCTTGAGGAGATGGAGGGTCTCACCGATACAGTTAACGCGCTGTTCAGGGAAGGCCGTCAGGCGCTCAAAGTCAAGCAGGAGGCGCGCATCGAGCAGGCGGAGCGCGCGAGGGCGGACATAGAAGGCGCGCTCAAGTCATCAGGCATCGTCATAAATCCGGACGATACGCCGGAAGAGAAGGAGCGCAAGCAGCGCGACAAAGAAAAGTTCAGAGAGAAAATGCTTCCGAAGATTCTCGGAACGGGCAGCCCCACGAAGGGAACGCTCGCGGCAAGCGCCCAAAGACAGGGAATGTTCCGCCGTATTCTTACCGGCTACGGCGACGCGAACATCCGGCGGGTCGCGCGCATGCTCGACGGAGGAACTGAGGGCGTTAACACCACTCAGCTCTACTACCGCGAGGACGAGTGCTTCAACGCGGAGCAGCGCGCGATCAACAAGCGCACGGAAAAGATTTCAGAGGCGATGAAAAAGAACGGCGTTTCCATCGGAGACCTGTATAAAAAGATTGACGTGGACATGGGGGACGGAAGGCAGTCATACACCGTAGACGAGCTTCTTTTCTTCGAGGCCGCGTCGAAGGATCCGCAGTCGCGCATGGCCGTCGCATGCGGCAATATGTACGACGAGACCGTGAAGTCGCTGTACCGCGGAAGCCCGAAGCTGCAGTCCGATTACGAACGCAGGGCGGAGTATAAATTCTCGCAAGCGCTTGCCGCGGCGAAAGCCCTTCCGGACAGCGTGCGCGCGCTCATGGCTGCCATACAGCAGGACTACGCGGAGCAGTTCGACAGGATGAACGAAGTGAGCATCAATGAGTTCAATGCGCCGGTATGGCGCGTGAGCAACTACGTGCCGCTCATACGCCTCGAGTCGAGCGGAGACACGAACGCAAACCGCGTGAAGGAGGATCTTCTCGGCAGCGCTTCCGGAACAGGCACGGCCGGAAACTATGTGGGCAAGGGCATGACGCAGAAGCGCATCGAGATATCGCCCGCGAACCAGAAGCCGGTGGAGACCGGTCTCTACTCGACATGGGCGGACAGCGTGCAGCGCACCGAGCATTTTGTGGCCTACGCGCAGTACGTGCGCGACCTGAACCGCATATACATGAGCCGCGACGCGGGAGCGATGCGCCAGCTCATGACCAACCGCTACGGGGACGCGGTGTACCCGTATCTCGACAATTATATCAAGGAAGTGGCGAACCCCGACGCGGGAGCCGCGAAAAGCGAGCTTGACCGCGTGATACACATGCTGCGCGGCAGGACTGCTCCGGCATACCTTGCATGGAAGACAAGCAGCATCGTAAAGCAGTTCTGCACGTCTCCGTGGCCGTACATGCAGTACGTGTCTCCCATGAAGTACACCGCGGCTGCGCTCGACTTCGCGCGCAATCCGGACATCAGGGACGTCATCAAGAGCAAAAGCGCGTTCATGAACAGCCGCGTGTTCGATCCGATGGTTGACCTTGTGAACGAGCAGAAGGAGAAGGCCTCGAATCCGGCGTCGCACGCGCTTACCAGCTTCGAGGCGCTCGGCATGAAGGGGCTTGAATGGGTGGACTGGATATGCGTCGCTCCGGGATGGCTCGCGGTGTACCGCGACGAGCACGCGCGGCTGTCGTCTGAGAGCGAGCAGCAGAAGCTTGTGGACGCAAAAAAGAAAGACCTGATGAAATACGAGGATGTTAAGGGGATGGACTGGATTGACGGGGAGGCGGAGTCCGCGCGCCTCGGAGAGGACGAGATAGAGCGCCTCGCCGTCCGCAAGGCCGACGACGCCACCCGCATGTGCCAGCCGTCGTCGCGTCTGGCGGATCTGTCGCCCATGTTCAAGCAACGCGGACCGGGAAGCGAGGCGAGCCGCGTTCTCCTGCAGTTCACGACATCTCTCAACGTGATATGGCAGAACCTCCGCTATGACGTTCCGAACGCGGTCAAGCAGCGGCAGATGCAGCAGGTTGTCGGATGCATCGCGGGCTATGTGCTTGCGGGCATCGCGTCGGGGCTTGTGACACAGGGTCTTGGCGGCGGCGGTGATGACGACGACAAGAAAGCGGCGGAACTTCTCAGCTACGGGCTGTCGCAGTTCTCGGACTCGGTTCCGGTAGTCGGCAGCCTTGTCACAAGCACGGTGGACGGACTGCTTACAGGCCGCTGGCCGTACGGGCAGGGCATGAGCGACATGCTTCCTATAACGGGCAAGGCGATGAACGGTATAATGAAGGCGTCAAAGGGAGACTGGGACAAAGCCGCGTCGAATTTTGCGCAGGCTCTCGCTCTCGGTGCGGGGCTCCCGGTATCAGGAGCCAAGGAAGCGCTGCTCGCTGCAGGAATAGGCGGCGGTGACGGCGAGGAAGGATTCCACCCGGAAGCGTTTATCGGAAGGAGATAGGACAATATGGCCAGAAAAAACACGAAGAACATGAGCGAGGACTACCTCGTAGTCGCCGGAATCAAGGTTCTTGAGGACATATCAGGTCCTGCCGTGAGCCGCGTCTATCAGGCCGTCGCAGAGACAAGCTCGAAAATCGACAAGGCCGTCGGCGATGTATCGGACTTCTGGAGCGCGCTCACAAGCGACGGCATAATATCTCCGGCCGAGAAGCAGACGCTGCTCAAGGAATTCAGTGCAATAAAAACAGCGGAGCCGGTGCAGGCGCAGGCCGCGCTTGACGCGGGCATACCTCCGGACAACGCGACTCTCACCGCGTACAAGACGGCGTACGCCAACCTGTACCGCATGCTCTACACGCAACTAAAGCTGTTTGACGACATGGAGTCACCGACGGAGGTGAGCGACCGGGACGGATTCAACGGCATGTGGCAGACATACTACACATCGCTGTCGAATTTGCAGGCTGTCATTGACGCGCAGGTGATAAGCAGCATCGCCGCAGAAGTAGATGAGAAAATTGAGACGGCTGTGAAGACAATCAAGGAAGGAGAGTGGCTTGACGGCATGATCGATGCGGACAAGCTGGCAAGCGGCCTGCGGTCAGATCTGCAGGATGTCTTCACGGACGCTGCGAACGGATTCGCGACAAATGCTGTCGTGGCAATGGTGGACGACGCCGTGCGCAAGCTGCAGGCCGGAATAAGCCTGAGCACCGACTGCGCCTCGATCAAAGTCGCGGACCTTGACGAGAAGGTCGCGGCGGAAATCAAGGTTGAGGCCGACCGCATTACGGCCGCCGTCGCGTACGGCGAGAATCTCGGGAGCGCGGTAGCGCTGCAGAAGACGCGCATAGCGGCTCTTGTCCAGGCGCAGACCGCCAGCGCGTACATGAGCCTGAGCGTGGGAGTTCCGGTGATGCTCACGGACAGCGAGTACGCGGAGCTGTGCGCTGTGAGCGATACGGTTCAAGGATACATGCAGGCGTGCTACACGCATGTGGCGGCCGTGTTTGACAGCGAGACGTATCTGCTTGATCCTGCCGCGGAGACCGCAACACTGCAGCTGCTGTACAACGCGCTCGTGGCCGCCGGAAAGATACAGAGCAGCATCATGCTCAAGGCCGACCAGATCATGATCGACGGCAAGAGCATATTCACAAACGGCAAGCTCAATGCGGCGAACACTGACTATTCTGCGGCCAAAGAGTACACAGATTCTGCCGCCGAAAGCGTGTCCGATGATGTCTCCGCGCTTATTGCGGCGCTGAGTGCCTCCGCAGAAGCAGGAAGCACCGTTATAGACGGCGGAAAAATAAAGACAGACCTGATTGACGTGGACGACATTTTTACGAAAACGCTGACGCTCAAAAACGGAGGAGCGGTTAAGAGCGCCAACTATGCAGACGCGGACAGCAACGGCATTCCGGAGTCGGGATTTTTGTTTGACGGAGACAGTGGAGCTATTAAGGCTGTAGGAGGATTTTTAAGTGATATTTTTATAGGAGGTAACTCAATTTTTAACGGAGAGATACAAGCAGGAAATTTACTTTTGTTAAATTCAGGAAATCTATTAAAAAGTGAAGAAGTAATCGCTGGTGAAACAGGTCTAGTTGCATGGAATAAGTTAAAAACAGTTTGTTTAAAAATTAACGTTTTGTATACATGCAGTAAAAATTCGTTTTATGGAGACATACAAGTATATAATATTATGAAAGATAATGCACATTATCCTTCGCCTAATTATATGCGAATTTTTTTGAATGACAGTACAATTGTTATAGGTTCCAAAGATGAATCTGTTACAAAAAATATATATATTGAAGTTCCTTTAGGAAATGCAAAGTCAATGTATTTAAAAGATCTGCCAGAAACTGCGCCTACAGATAGTTATGCTGTATGGGTTAATAGTGATGGGTTTTTAAAAATAACTGGATATTAATAAAGAGTTATTTTATAATTTGAAACTACACAGTTGGCGGGATATGTGTTTTCATAAATCGCAGTTAATGATGGTGACTTTGAATATATTGTAACTGTTGCAGTACTGCCGGCTGTTACAGTGACTGTTCCTCCGTAAGAATCAGTTAACGCTCCATTAGATTCTGAAAGAGTTATAGTGTATGCTGAAGAATTGAATACAGAATATGTATATGCAGTCATATTAACGAAAGAACTTACATGCTCTGTAAAAACTCCATTTCTAGTACCCATAAGAGTAACCCTTGGATGTCCTATAATTTCAATTTGCAGAGAATATGATCCTCTTACAGTAAGACTATCACCAGCATTAATTGTATATGATGCTCCGTCAATTGTGCACTGCACCATATATGTTGAGTCATTGTAAAAAATATGATCATATACTTTATCAGTTGTAGAATCCGTATTACTGAAACTGCAACTCAGAAACAAAAGAGTAGAAAAATATATAATGTATAAAGTTTTTTTATTCATAATTAAAACTATACTCGTATATTCTTATTTTTTCAACTACATTCAACAATTCTCTGTTTTATGGTGTACTCTTTTCTAATTTTTTTTCGATCACATATAACAAAAACGTTCTCTCCGTGCGATGCTGTCTGCAGGAGGCAATCTATGCAGATAGACAGCCAGCTCGCTATGGACATTTTCACGCTCGTGGGCAAGGATCCGGCAGTGAGCGTATACAAGCGCCTTGTAATCGCGTTCGCACAGGAAACTGTTGTTTCTAAGAAAAAGAAAGCCCATCTTGTAACGCCTGCGGTCAAATCAATTAAGGACGGCCAGAAATGACTCTTGAAAAGTGCTATACGCCCGGCACGTACCGGGGATCAAGCAGGGTCGCAGCTCAGGGCACGGTGAACGCCGGGCACTACGCGGTGATCGAGTGCCCCGACCGGCTCGGATGCGTGTCGATCATGTGCCACATCGTGGCGTCTCCTGCAAACTACTCGATCTGCGCGTCAAACAGCCCGTCGGCCTCCGGTGACGGGGACGCTGCCGTCTGGTACAAGGCTGAAGGAAAAACAAATCTTACTGAAGACAACACAGACACATACACGGCATGCTGCATGGCCTACAGAATATCCGTCGAAAGCGGTACGGTTGACTTCGAGATGGTGGGGCAGTAAATGGGAAAAGAGAGCAGTGCATCATGCAGCATGACGCTGCCAGTGTGGAACCGGGTCCGCGCGCTGTCGGAGTACGAAGAAAATTCAATATCTTCCGCGTCTGCGGCAAAGACAAGCGAGACGAACGCTGCGTCTTCCGCATCAACTGCAAGCACGAAGGCGTCCGAATCATCATCCAGCGCGTCAGCCGCAAAAATAAGTGAGACGAACGCTGCGTCTTCCGCATCAACTGCAAGCACGAAGGCGTCCGAATCATCATCCAGCGCGTCAGCCGCAAAAATAAGTGAGACGAACGCTGCGTCTTCCGCATCAACTGCAAGCACGAAGGCGTCCGAATCATCATCCAGCGCGTCAGCCGCAAAAATAAGTGAGACGAACGCTGCGTCTTCCGCATCAACTGCAAGCACGAA